TCTTCCAGCATTACTCAAAATACCATCATCGGCGGACATAACTGAATAACCATTTTGGAATCCAAAAATACTAAGTGAAACTGTATTATTATCTAAAGTATCTTCAAAAGGATTAATATAAGAAAATTCTTGAGAAACTTCAACCCAACCAGAATAACCAGAATAATCAGTTAAAGTTGTATTGTAAAATGGTCCTGTTGCAGAAGGAAGCGTTCTTGTAAAAGTAATTCCTCTTGGATAGAGATAGGGCCAGTATGCAAAGTTTTCTATTATTTGTTCAAGAGGCTGTGAGCGAGTTGAACCATTATCCATGTTTATGAAATAAGAGAAAATATATGTAGAACCAGAACTTACTCCATTATAATAATAATTTAAAGAAGAGTATGCTGATCTTGATAGTGATGTTGTTGATAATCCTAATTTTGGTTTAAAAACATAATCAATTGGATTTATGTAAATTGCTGTTGCACCCAAAGTTTCAAAAGCAACATCTTTGATATATGTTTCATAATTTCCAGAAGTATTTGCGGATGCTGGTAAGTTATAAACATGCATTCCCATACCAGTTGTAGTGCTTGTCCACTGTCCACTACTCAAAGTAAATGTTGGTGCTCTTACTTCCCATGCAACTTTTGTCCAACCAGAATCTCCGGGATTAAATCTAATTGCAGTCAAACCAGTAGCAATGCCCCCCGTTACTGGAAGAACTTGACGGAAAGTAAGATTAGAAGAATTTGTTGTTCCTGTTGGTCCATTTGGTACGGTAACTGAATCATCTGCAGTTGTCCATGTAATGAATCTTCCATTTAATGCTGTAAATCCTCGGTTCAAATCAATGTAATATGAAAAAACATAAGTTTGTCCACTAGTTAAAAGTGGTTCACCATAATATAATGCAAGAGAAGATGTAACACCTGTTGTTCCGGTAGATGTGATTTTAAATGCTGATGTGCTGCCATCATATGTTATTCCAGCAATATTTGATTTATACCAAATACCACTTGATCCACCTGTTACAGCAAGTTTAGATGTTACAACTCTAAAACTAGCAGTAGATCCATTCCACCCTGTAAATCCAGCAAATTCTCCAGTATATCCTTTTGTTACAGAATTTAAATTTCTTCTCCAATAAGTAGTGTTTAACACCTCTGGGGGTGATTGAGAAGCAAATCCTTCAGTAAGTCTATATTCAAGATAATTTCTTATATAATCCACATCACTCCAATTTACAGAACCAATCCAAGGAGTCAGTGGTTGGTCTGGTCTTCCTCTTTTTGCAGCTCTTGCTTCTACTAAAGTCAATATGAATGATGCCCATGGACCTCTTTGAACTCTTTTATTAAATTGTCTAAAATTATTTGTAGTAAATGTTGCCCAATCTAATCTTTTACCATCCGTGGGATTTACCATTCTTTTATTAGTGGTACTCCTCATACTACCATATAACTCTGGCGCGCCTGCATTTCCACATGATAATACTTCTGTCAATCTCGTACCATCTTGAGGCCAAACATAATTTGGATCACCGCTCATGGGCGCATAATAATCCTCTTGATATGTTTTATAGTTTGACATCAAAGCATTTGGAAAATTTTTCAGAAGGGGATCCATGTAAGCCAACATATGGGCTTTTGATTGATAGGCATCTTTGACTGGCCACCAAGAGTATAGATTTAAACCAGTATAAGGAGTTGTTGCGGTATTTCCTCCAAAGTAAGCATACATGTCATTCCAAGACGACAATCCCTGCCAAGGAAGATAAAAAGATGCCGAAGCCAACAAAGCATTATAAACACTTGTTGGCATCACATCATCATCGGGCTGAAATGGAGTGGATTCCCAATCTACCATCAAAATGTCAAGAGTTACACCAGTAGATTTTAGCCAACTCAACCATGAATTAAAAAATTCTGAAGTTCCACAAATACCTGCTTGTGGCCAAGGTGTATAATAAGAATTTGTTGCACTAACAAATCCAACAGTATAACCCAAAAAAGCACTTATACTTCTACCAGAAACAGTTAATTTATCGGCAAACCAGTCATTTAATCTTGTATAAGTATTAAAATTTTGCATTCCCCTTCTATTAGGTCCTACGGTTGCCCACACATTTTTGTAAAAATTACTTGGATTTCCACTAGTTAAAGCACCTTGCAAAAAATCAGAAGGAGTAAAAGCTCGGCTGGGAACTCCTGACATGAAAGGGGTTATGTAGGTAAAACCATTTGTTTGTAAATAATTTAAAAAATATTTTACAGATGTAAAATAAGTAACACCATTTGTTCTTAAAAATCCTTCTGTTGAAGGCTCATAACTAAAATAAGCGGTTCTTCCTGTGGAGATGTATGGTGCAGCTGTTAGCATATAATGTTTATTATGATTGAATTTCTAATTGTGGACCCCAAAAATCTATAGATAATGTAACTCCAGTACCACCAAAGTTTAAAACTGCTAGAGTAGCATTGCTTGTCAATGAATTATGATATCTTCTAAAATTAAATCTAGTCCATGAAGTTGCTCCCGGAGGAATAGTTATAAATGTGTCAGACAAAGAACCCAAAGTAAGTCCTGTTTGGGCATCTATTTGTTCCCAAGTTCCTGCACCCCCTACAGGTCTTCTTATTAAACTAATTCCAAGACTAGTTGAAAGATTCAAGTAAAAAGAAACTATATAAGTATTTCCAAATTCAAAAAATACTGTTTGAGATAAACTTTTTGAAGATGCATTGGGTGGCAAATAAAGATCCCACGCTGTTGTTGACCCATCCGGCGCAGTAATTCCAGAAGTAACAGTTGATCCAGAAAGAGTAGTAGCCCATCTCCAATATAGTGTATTGCCTAAATTTTCACTTGCTGCAAAGAAATTATAGGTGTTACCATCATTTACATATGCTTGTATATTAAATGAAGGACTGTGTTGATATGACCAAGAAAATGCATTTATTGCATCTCTTGTTTCTAAAATTTGCTGTAAAGTTTTAGATATTGTAGGCCCAACAAAATTTGAAAACCCAAATCCATTGAAGGCTCTTAGAATAAATCCAAATGTAGCCCCAGAACTCAAACCTCCAAATACATAAGATGTGGTCCCAGTTCCCGGATTTGCCGAGACTGTGGCTCCAAATGTGTAGGTATTGCCGTCAAAGATTATGAAAGACATTTTAGATTATTTATGTATTATTGCTTTAAGTATAGTAAGTAACTGGTTTTAACTCACCATCTCCATTGTTCAACCATCCAATTTGTGTTACACCACCCATTGCAAACTGTCTTAAAATAGAATCCTCAAATACTCTATCAAAAGATCTAATTGATTTTATGGTGCAGAAAGGGGGAGTAAATGAAGTGGGATTTCCCCATCCCAAAGAATAAGGAATAGTTCTAATAAATGAATTAGAAGCAAACTTAAATCCTATCGGTGACCATCCCCAACAATATTTGTATGGTGTATTTGGTCCTGCTACTCTTGTCGTAAGACAATTTCCTACTACATGTACATATTGTATATTTGGTCCAAATCTTCTTTCATTCAAATCAAATCTAAATCCACTACTATTTGGGCCAACAGTTATTGCACCACCACCACAGATTCCACCAGGTGTATTTAATGAAAACCAACTACCAATGTTAAAATTTATATTTTCTGTTTCAAATATTATAGTTCCATATGTGTTTCCAAGCCAAGAGGATGCTGTTGGGAATGTCAATGAATCTGCACTTCTTGTTACTGTTGTTCCTAATGTTCTTATATAGGATGAAACCAAAGGAACCCAATAAGTTGGATCAATCTTTCCACTCGACCCTATCAATCCGTTTCCACTTATGTCATATATAAAGTTTTCTAATTGAGCTCCCCATATCATTACTGAATCGTTTGTATTACCTAAGCGGAAACCAACGTGATGTCCGAAGAAGCATACACCATTAAATATTGGTCCAAATGCAAATCGATTCCAAGAAGTTTTTATGTTTGGAATACTATTCCAAGATGTTCCACCATCAACAGTATATTGAACACTTTCATTTCCACTAATTCCTTTCAACCACACACTAAATACTTTATCATCTGTTGTGTTTGACACAGGATTTGTAGACAACAATGTGGCATTTGCTGCTGTGGCAGTGAATCTTATTGCAGACAAATCATTTGCTGGAGATGTGTTTCCGGTTGTTCTTGTTAGATTTGTATCAACCCAGTTGTTTTGAATTCCACCAGTTGATGCAAACGATTCACTCCAGTTCAATTGATTTGCAACAGATGGCTCTAGTAAAATTCCTCTTGGTGTTAATGTTTCTGGATCATAATGGAAACGAGGTTGTCCTGAACCTACGGTGACTAAGAACCCACTTGCACCAATAAATGATGCAGATGATCCGCGACTGAACGACAGAGAATTTCCAGTCAAATCAGCCAAAGAATTCATTTGATAGAAATTAAATTCTCTTAAAGCAGTTATTCCTGTTGGTTCTTTTGGTAAAATTGGCCCACTTGAAGAAATATTGACACCAGCCAATGTTGGGCCAGTTGTACCCAACCACAGTCCAACTTCACCAGTCGGTGTTGGCAAAGTCATTCCATTAACATAAAGTGTGTATCCATTTTGTACTGTAATTCTCCACCACCATGTTTGACCCCTTGCATCAGGTGCAGCAGAAGCATGATAAGGTAGTGACCAATTCCAGCGTTCATGCAAACCAGCAGTTGTTAATGTAAATCCTTTTATTTTTTGATGAACATCATGTAGAGTCTCATTTATTAATTTATAGTCTTCTATAAAACCAGAGAATCCTTTTGTCAAGGCAATTACTTGTTTCCCAGTTTCCAATGCTTTTTGTTCATTAAATCCATAGGCTCTTGCTCCCGGATAAGAATTATCTATGAATGAAAATGCATTGAACCATCCAAATGCCTTGGTTCCCAACAAACAACAATGTCTTACTAATTCATAGAAATATGCACTATTACCTCTATTACCAGCATTATATACTGCTTGACGTGAATTATAACCCGGCTCACACACTGCAAAACCACATGGAGGGCCATCTGTTCCTATAATTTGATTATCTTCTGATAAAATCGATGTTATTTCTAATACAGAAGTGTTTGTAGTAGATCCCTTTATCTCAAATGTTGGATTAGCAATAAATAAAGTCATTCCAGCAAGTGTCATTCCTCCAGGTTCTGTGGTAGTTTCTATGGAGTTTTCAAATACACTAACTTCAAGTGTGGGATTGAATGTTGGATTCAAAGGATCGTCGGATGGAACTGAAAACTCATACTGGACTTGAGTCCAATTTGAGGTTCCCGGTGGATAATATATTCCACCTGTAGTGAATGAATAGAATGGTCCAGTTGCAGCTGGTAAAGTTTGATAAAATGTTATTCCTGTTGGTTTGTTGTAATGAGTATTTCTATAATTATTAAGTCCGAAATTAAAGTTTGTATTTCCTAAAGATGTGTTGACGTAATAAGAAAATACATATGTAACTCCACTCGTAATTCCATTGTAAACCCAAGAAAGCAAATTTTGTTCTGTTTGTCCTGTTAGGAGAATTCTAATACCATTTGTCAATCCAGTTGGACCAGTAAATCCACCTGTTTCACTATCAATAAGTCTAAATCGCCAACGATTATGACCAATCTCAACTGGCATTTGATTAACTCCTTGATTTTTACCCCAAGGATATGTGCTGTCTTTATTGTCTCTTTTATATATTGTACCTATTCCAAAATTATATTGACCAACTTGCCAAGGTGAAGGAATCCAAGGTGTCACTGGTAAATGGGGTCTTTCCCATTTTGCTTGTCTCATTTCAGAAACACAGGAAATAAAACTACTCCATGGACCAATTGTAAAATATTTGTCAAATACGGAATCTGCGTATGAAGTTCCATATCTCATTATTTTTGTCGGATCATAATAATAAACCGTTGGTGTTTTTTCAATAAAGTTTACTTGATCTGCAACAGCACCTACAGAAAACCATCCATATAAAACAGGAGATGTTCCATTTCCAGCGGGAAGTCTGTGTGTAATTGCTTGTGGGTTACCATATTCTCCTAAAATATAAAGTCCAGTATATCCCGGTGTATATGGATATACGTATTCCATATAATCACTGGCAACACCTTCGGGATTATAAGTAGTCAATGCTGAAACAAATGCATCATTCATTGCTTTGTTTTGGAACCTGTTCCAAGCAGCATTCCATGCAGAAGAATTTATAAAGCCTTGAGGGGTATTTGAAAAATCATAATAAGTTTGACCTCCTTCAAGTAAATAGTATTCCAACCAAGACGACAAACCTCTCCAAGGTTGATTATATAAAGTTGCTCCTGCTATTGCCGTAGTTATAGCACTTGTCAATGGTCCTTTAGTTGGATCATCATTAGATAAAATGACCATTTCATTATCTATCAATAGATAATCGACTGTTGCCCCTTCTTGTGCCATACTCTGAAATACTAAGTTAGCCCATTGATTTGTAAATGAAATTCCAGCATCCGGCCAAAAACCATAATAAGAATTTGATTTAACTGAGGATACACCATTTGAATTATACATTCCCAAATTATTTCCGGGTATGTAAGAGGCATCATCAGCAAATTGCCACAATGTTGTTGTATTAAACAAAAAAGGTTGTATGCCTCTTTTTCCTTTAGGAAACTGTTTAAAAATTTCAATTGTTGTATATGCTGGATCTGAAAGTGTTATACCTCTTCTATTACCTGAATTTAAAAATGAACCGAATAACCCTCCGCTATTAGGTGCAAATGGTGCAGTATATGTATTACTTGATTGTAACCAAAAACTTAATTGTTTGTCGGTACCAACTTCATAAACAGTGTTTCCTGCATTATCATAATAATATTTTATTGCTGGTAATGTTCTTGTGTAAGGCTGATCAGTAGTTGGATAATAAAATGTTGGTCCTGTTGACATATTATGTTCCTATCAAGTTGCCTTTTCTAGTTGTGGTCCCCAATAATAACGAATGCCATTTGAAACACCTAAAGCATTTCCGCTTGGAATATTAAACAGACCTCCAATATTCAATCTTGTTGCTTCTCCGTATAGAGTGTAGAATTGGAAAGCATATCTTGTCCAACCAGTGGATGTTCCAGGTGATGCAGTTTGCGATGATGTTGTCATTGCACCAACTACAGGCAAAATTTGTTGTCTTGATACAGATTGTATACCAACAACACCAGTTCCATCCCAATACATGTTGGGATATGATATATTTCCTGTATTTCCTCTTGAATGGTCGTAATAGAATGAAAGATAATATGTAAATCCTTTTTCTAGATATACTGTTCTTGAAATGCTCCATCCAGTATTTGAACTGCTCTGGAATGCCCATGCTGTAGTTGAACCATCTGGAGCTGTGTGTCCAGTTGTAACGGACATGGGTGGTGTTACTGGACTATTACCGTCAGTACCCCACCATGTTCCACCTGCTTGTATGGGTGTAAGATTTGTGCTTGAAATTAATAAATTTGTATTATTTATTGGTGTTGGGTCAACATATTTTGTTACTGACGTTATTGTATAATAAGGTTCATTCCAACCAAAAGCAGCAATAATTGGTCTATCTTCTTCTGGAATTTGTGATAATGTTACTCTTGTAACAGGTCCAACAAAATTTGAGAATCCAAAACTATTAAAGGCTCTTAAAATAAACCCGTAAGTAGCCCCAGAATTCAATCCTCCAAATACATATGATGTGGTTCCAGTTCCCGGATTTGCGGAAACTGTTGCTCCAAAAGTGTAGGTGTTTCCTTCAAAGAATATATTGGACATTTCAGGTTATTCCTCTGTAGTAGATCAGGAAACCATCTTCATTGGTAGATGTGTCTGTCCACTGCAGAGTTACTGAATTGCTTGTCGCTGATATTGCAGTGAATCCTGTTGGTGCTGTTGGTCCTGTTCCACCTGTTGGTCCAGCCAATGTAGTGGCACTTGTTGCTCCAGACAAAGCAGATGTTCCGCCTGAATTGAAGGCTTCAATCTTGTAGAAGTAGAGAGTTCCAGCAGATAGACCACTATTAGTAAATCCAGTTACATTGGCACTCAGTGTTGTTATACCAGTGTAGCTTACATCATTTAGTGAGCGATATAGGTTATATCCAATTTCATTTGCAACATTTGTCCAATTTATGTTAATCTGTGAAGAAGACCCTGCTAAAATTGATGTAAATGTTGGTGTTGCTGGAGCTGTTGGTAGAGTTTGCCATGAGGTTGCTCCACTGAAGGATGATGTTCCTCCTGCGTTGAATGCAGCAACTTGGAAGAAGTAGGTTGTTCCTACATTTAATCCCCTGACTTCATAACCAGTTACATTAGCACCAACAGTATCTAAATTTGTATAGGTAACACCAGTCAATGAAGATTGAATCAAGAATCCAGATTCATTGTTGGAATTGTCATTCCAAGCCAAATCCAATCTTGTTGTTGTTCTATTGGTAAATCTTAGATTAGACGGTGCAACTGGAATTGTTGGAACAGTGGTTGCGGAAACTGGTCCTGCGAATCCTGAAGTTCCTCCGGTGTTTGCAGCATTTACTCTGTAGAAATACGTTGTTCCAGCACTCAAACCTGTGTTGAGGTAAGTTGTAGAGCCTGCTGGTAGTGTGATTCCGAATGGATATGAAACTCCATCTGTTGATCTATAGAGATTGAAGAATTGTTCGTTAGTGGAATTGTCTGTCCAAGAAACTCTTATTTGTGAAGTTCCGCCGACCAACAATGAAAGATTGCTTGGAGCAGTTGGAATATTTGGCAGAGTTCTTACAGAAATTAGATTGGAATATGCAGAAGTGCTTCCGGTTGCGTAGGCATTGACTCTGTAATAATAGAGTGTATCTTGAGTCAAAGGTCTTATATTTGTGGAAGTTACACCAGCCCCAACTCCAAATACTGGTGTGAATACTAAACCATCGGTTGATTGGTATATAAAGAATCCAAGTTCGTTGTTTGAATTGTCTGTCCAAGACAATCTCAATTGAGTTTGAGTTACGGAAGATGCTGTCAATCCGCTTGGTGCAGTGATGCCAACTGGTGCTGGTTCTACTCCAAGCGTTGCAAGTTCTAGAACTTCTGTACCAATACTTTGTTTTCCATTCTTTACTGCCTTTACATAATAAAAATAAGGTTGGTCTGGTGTCAGACCCGTATCGATAAAGATTTTTATTTCTGGATCTGGTACTGTTCCAATTTCTGTATATGTCCCATCTATTGTTGTAGATCTAAAAATAATATAAGAATCGGGAATATACGAAACAGGCTGATCCCATTCCACAATTATAGATGTAGTGGGACTATCTGGATTCAGAATAGTTTTAAAATCAGTAACAGGATACAATTCAGTTTCTCCACCCCCTCTAGAATTTCCATTATCAGAAGAACTTGAAGAAATATCCAAAATAGCCAAGTTCTGTTGTTCAAATGCCTTGGCTTCTGTGATGAATGCTGGAGCAGCACTTGGATCTATTCTGTGACCAAATTGGTTTATGAAAGCATTTTCACGGAGGTTGTATGTATACAGAAGACCATTGTATACAATATTTTCTGGAAGGTTTCCCAGAAAACGAGAATTTTCCATGAGAAAAGAGTTTTTGGCTCCTTGAAGCCTTGCAAGATATTGGCGAAGAATGCTACGATCCATGGTCTATTTGTATTTATATTTCGGTCTTTTTAACTTTTAATACTACAAATGCATGCATTCCTATATTTGGAACATTTACTTTCCATTCTGAATTTAATGAATCATATGTAAAACCAATAACTTCTGTATGACCCAAATCATTTGGTTCATTTTCTTGGTCAACATATATCTTTTTGGCTTCCAAAATTTCATATTGGGTACCAGTTTTTAGTATTAATTGAGCATCCCAATAACCGCTAATCCCTCCGGTATATCCACCGACAAGAGGATTCCCCCACATATTTTTAGGATGTGGTTCATAAAAATATCTTCTATCCCCATCATTAGTAGTTCCATTTGGATCAGGGACTGGCCATGTCAATCCCGAAGTAGTATAAAAATTATTGTAAGCAGTGATCCCAATATTATTCCACCAATCTGTTCTCCAATCTGGCCCCCAACCAAATAAATCATAGTCCATTATACCGTTTATACCAGTAGCACTTGGATTGGCTGTTGTGGAACTTCTAAAAGGTGTGCTTGATGGTTCTAGTTCACTAAATCTCATTTCATCATAATTTGCACCAAATCGTCTGTGATCCATCCAAATCATGTCATTTAAAAGATGAGCACCTATTGTAAATACATTATTTTCATCTGGTTCCGAATATTTTGACCAACTACATTGTTTATTTCTATATTTGTTTGAAAAAGGAAAAGACATCCCTTCAAATTCATATTTTGTCACAATACCTCTTAGTGGTGGTAAACCCGCAATACCAGTAATCCCATTATAAAGCCATGACATTTCTACGGGTTTATCCGTCAAATCATAAAATCTTCCTTTTAATCTTGGATCTCCTGGAACATACGAAGTTCCGCGAGATTGATTGGAAAATACGTCTTCCATGTAAACAACTTTTCCACCTAAACTTTCAAATAAATCTAAGTTTGTTTGTTGTGTGGTTGTTAACCATTCTTTATGAGGAATTATTACAACATTAAGACCATTTAATTCAGTAATATTTTCTAAATGTTCATCATGAACCATGCAATATGGAACAAAATAATTCTCTAAAGTTTCCATTGCACCGATTATTGGCCAATAAAATTCTCCCCAATTTTGGTTCAAATCATTATTTCGTGTAGAAATGGTTCCATTACTATACATTGAATTTGTTCCAAACAAATCCTGCATTTGTGATTGTCTAACGTATTTTAATGGTCCAGCAAAATCTCCTAAATATCGAATTTCAGATTGAATTCCTTGTCTTCCTTTATTTGACATATGAACACCAGCCCAAGCATACATATCTCTTTTATCAAAAGTCATTCCTGAATTTTTAATTTCATTCTTAATCTTTTTCTGATGATAACATGCTTTTCTGAAGAAACCTAAAGATTTATTTGACGATACTGGGTTTCTATAATAGGCTGTATCGCCCGTTCCCGCAATATCTTGTTCTCCATACCAACCATCATTATTAAAACCAACCAATTCTGCAACAACAGAATTTTTTAAACAAATCTGATAGGCTCCTCTAAGAAATCCAACAATCCCATCTTCACCCGGTAAACTTATTGTAAACAACCAACCTGGGGGATAATCTCTATAAAAATTATTGTAATATTGATTACTATTAGTATTTCCTTTAATTGGTTGTGCTGGATTTGTTGGTTCTCTCCAAGATAAAACAGTTTTATTTCCACCACCATAATCAACTTTTTGATCAAAAGTCAATAAAGAACTTACGTCAGGTTTATTTACATCTGCATATAGTTTTTCTGATCCACTAGTTTCACCCAATAAAACTGGATAAAAATCTTTACGCTCTCTTTGACGATGATATCCTACAGGTTCAACAAGTAATTCCGACTTTACTGAATTTGAATATTTTGTATAAATTGGATTTACTGAAATTTCTTTTCTGATAAACCATGAATTTCTTTCAACAGAAGGTAAAAATATGGCATTATCTTCAGATGCTAAACTAATTGTATTTGTATACTCTAAAATAATATTATTATATTCTACAACAAGAGCGTTTGCATATTTGATTAAATTTTCTTTTTGAACTGTTGTAAATAATGCATTGTTTACTAATTCGGATAAATATAAATTTTGAACACCAAAAATTGGTAATGAAGCATTTGGAAAGGGGAAATTTGTTGCAGCCCAAGAAATATATGATGGATCAGTTCTACCAGTATATCCTAGTGATTTAGCCCAAACATCAATTGCTCCTTCACTAAAATCTATTACTTCATCGCTTACAAAACTATAATCCCAATATATTCCGTCAAACCCTATTCCACCTTTACTTGAAGGTGTAACCAATTCTACCATTATATCTTTTAAATAATTTTTATAATTTTCATTAAAAATAGATCTGGCTAATTTTGTTGAAACATATGGCGTGTTTGTATTCGTTATTGTTTTCGCTGGGGGATAATCAGTTAAATTCAAATAATTAAATAATGGTTTTAAATAAGCCCAGCATTTAATCCCCTGTTGATGGTGTGCTTCAACTAAAGGTTCAATGAAATTAATATTTGGATATCTTTTTAATATTACTGAATAAGCTTCAGCAGTAGTACCATTTAAGGGAACTATTTTTGATCGCCAATACAAAGGTCCGTAAATATTTGCGTCTAACCCAGCCATGTCTGGATCATATTTTTTTAATGCAGCAACAGATCCAGTCGATCCAAAAGGATTAACAAATTCATTATAAGAAGCAACTACACTTTCTTCTTCAGTAGCTCTTTGTCTTCTTAAATAAGCATTGTTCCCAGAATAAGAAATAGTGTTTTCCGATTCTAGAATTCCATTTAAATTATAAATGGGTGTTTCGGGAATAGTTTCTGCAGTATTTCCCAAATTTGCTCCCACAATATTTCTGTACAATTCCATTCCAATTCCAGTGCTAGCATTAAATGCAGCATTTCTAAACCAATTTGGTTGTTTTGGTCCTATTTCTGGTCTTGGTTCATCAAAACTAAAAAACTGAATTTCGGGTACAACAACAGACGCTGTTTGATAACCACCATCAACAGATGCGTCCATTTCTGCTATTTCTACTTCTTCTAATAAAACCATCTGCATAAATGCAGTGGCTTGTTCAATTGATATTTCATGTCCATGCTGGTTTACAAATACATTTAATTTTTCATTAAATGAATACAACAATCCATTGTAAACAAATTGTTTTGGTAGATTTTTGGCAGCAATTTTATCTTCTGTTATGTATTCTTGTTTATTTAAATTTTTGCTTAGAGTATTATAACCCAGTAAATTTAAAACACTATCAAGATGTTTTGAAGATGCTTTTTTATTTGGAGACAAGTTTTCTTGCAAGAAAGCATCAAATTTTTTCTTTCTCTGTTCTTCTAAGAATTCTTTGGAATAATAATAAGAATTATTTCTTTCTGATTTATTATTTCTAAAAAATCCATCTATAAAAGATTGATTTGGATGCTTCATAAAGATTTATTTGACTCCATTTGATTTGATACTATACTATTTAGGTCATGAATAGCAAGGAACTTGAAGAGTTGATTTATGAGTATGGTGAGACAATGAAGCACATTGGGCGATGTGAAACCAATGACAAATCTAGCACCAAGGAATACAACAAATTGATTTCTGAGAAAGAAAAGATTGTCTCAAGATTTGATTCATATTTTAAGGGAGACATCAAACTCAGAAAGACTCTTGGAGTTTAAATGTTATCCCCAAAAGTAGCGTTTATTATCTTTTGTACTTGGTCGGGTGCGTAATGCTTCAATTTTTGCATCAATTGCTTTCTCATTTCCCGCTGCCAAGCAGACAACCCAACCTTGCTGACATTTGTTCCCATTCCCGGAGTCACAGATTGCTCAACATTGTAAAGATTGCCTTCTTTTAATTTTTTCATGTAAATATTTATACGCGGCTGTAGTATAATGGCCATTACGCTAGCCTTCCAAGCTTGATATGAGAGTTCGATTCTCTCCAGCCGCATTTATGCCAAGATTTAGAAAAACTTCAACACAACCAAAGCGCAAACTCAAAAAGCCTGTTAAAATTGCCAAACCAGTTTATCCTGAATATATTCAAAAATTTATTCAGGAAGTGGAATCTAAGACACCTTTCAAGGTCAAAATTGACCAATATGAGGAAGGTGCTGCCTACCATGTGGGAGTCAATCAAATTGTTGGAAGAGTGCAGAGGTGTATTTGGATGGTTGGATTTGCCACAGGTTTAGAACATTTGCAGCCATTTTGGAGTTCTTTGGCAATGAAAGATGTGACCATAAAATCAACCTAAATATTTGTAACATGTACGACAAATATAATACAGTATCTGGAATAACTGCAGGAACAAGTAAATTACCACCTCACAAAGGAATTTTAGTAGTTCCTCAAGGATCTGCTGCCCCAACCTTAAATACTTGGCTTCGTGATACTTCTCTTGGCGCAACAGTTACCGTAGGATTTACATTTGCATCTGCAACAACTGCAGGACCTCAAATTCTTCCAATTGAAGTCTATGCCGTAACTTCAATAAATGGTGCTTGTGCATATCGTTTGAACTGATTTATGCCTAGAGAAATCCGGTGTTTGGTTACGAACAGGAGACTAGACCCCGGAGAGTGGTATTGGTATTCGTGGGAACTTGAAGCCCCCATCTCCGCTCCCGGAATGGCTGAAATAGAAAATCGTCGCCATAATAAGGGCGACGATTTTGCTCAAATAATCTGGGAAGAATGGGAATGGACTAGGGAAATTGGATTCCCCGAAGTTTAACGACCTCTTCTATAAACGTCACCCATTGTACTTAATATTTCATTTGCAATTTTAAAATGATGTGGTGGGTGTTCTTCTGGATTTTCAATGATTTGAATCAAATGTCTGATGATTCCCTGTGGATTTTTTTGCGTTGGATGGATACTATTGAGTAAATCCGTTGGGAGTCTTTGACCCAAAAGCCCTGCAGATTCTCCCGATTGTCCAGTTTTCAAGGTTCCTCTTTCACCCATTACTGGCAAATCTCTGATAGGTTCCTCACCACGCATCTCGGAAATAATTTTCTTTATCTTTTTATTGACGCTCTCTTTAAATGTCGCTGGCTTTGACCAAGCACCACCTGCTGCAGCAGGTTTTTCTTCATGGGGTGGAACAAAATCTTCTTCTTCAGGGGCAGTTTCACCTCTGTAATGAGCACCCATGACTCTTGCAGCTTCCTCTGCTTCTTCTTTGGTTTTATACCATTGTTCTGGATGTTCTGTTGTCGTTGGTTCCATTGGAACATTGAAGTTTGTATTAACAGAATCAGGATCTGCAAGGTTAGGAATGTGATCCCCATCTTCGTCTTCCTGCGCCTCTGCAGCAACATCATTTGCATCACCAGCAGCAGCTAGTTCTTTGGCGCTCAAGGCTCTTCGTTCACCTCTTGCACGAATTTCAGCATCAATTGCGGCCTTTGCATCAAGATCCATGCCTTGTTCGACTCTTTTTCTTGCCTCAGAAAGCATCTCAGCCCCCTTGGTGTGAGACTGCATTGCGGCTTGCTTTAGGGAGTGAATCCAACTATAATAACCTTTATTGTTCTTCATAAAATTATTTAGATTTGACATTTTGTTGGCTTGATATATACTATTGACATGAGTGCAGGTAAAGGTGATTCATATCGGCCAGTAAACTACAAAATTTACTGTGAAAATTGGGAGAAAATTTTTGGATGCCCAAAGAAGAAGAAATCAAAAAACTCAAGGAAAAGATCCAAGAACTCCAAAAAGTGAACATGGAACTGATTGTTTCTGCGGGAAAACTTGCCGTAGAGAACATGGAACTCAAGAAAAAACTTGACAAACACACAGAACAGTGATATACTTTTATCATGCCTAATTCAAAGCAACGCATCACAAATCGTAAGCACAAGAGAAGCCATGAACTTCGTAAGCGTAAGAGGGCTGCTAGCCTTATGAACGCCAAGGTTGGAACACTCCGAGAGCTTGACCGGATTGGCCAACTTCCCAAGTCTGTCAAGCAAGAGAGATTGCCGAATGGCTAATTCTACACAGTTGTCCATAGAGGACATTCGTAAGAAGTTTGATAAGATTGATTGTTTCTTCACCTATTATGATGGTGAGAAAGCCACTTTTGATTTCTATGGTTCTGACATGAATGGAAATGAAGTCAGAATTTCATTGGGTGGTTGTGCTGCTTGGATCAAAAACCTGTCCTTTGGTTCAAAGGACGGTCTAAATATTAGTGACGCATTGACTCGTCATGTACGATATCTTTCCGTGACTGACAACCATGGAAAAGTTCTTTACGAGCAGTTCTTTGATGTCAACTAAAGGAAACCATGAATAACTCTGACTATAACGATTTTAATCAATGGCAAAATGGAGATTATGAGGACAATAATCCAAATAATCATTTTCCATTTAGTTTTTGGAAATTTAATTACAATCCAAAATATTCGGAACAATTTCGCAAAATGTTTGAAAACATGAACAAAGGCGATGGAATGGATGATCTTGCAAATTACCTCAATCTAAATGAGGCCATGAAAGAACATTCAAAACAACATAATAGAAAAAATGGAAAAAAGACTTACAGAAAGTCTACTGTCGTGCAATTTACTCACGATGAATACATGAGGTTGATTGAAATTCGTGGTTATCTCGCCATCACTGAGCAATTTGCCCATGTGAAGGCCTTGGATAAGGTAATCAATCAAATTCAAATGATTCCAATTCCTCCAAATCAAAAGGATTAATTATGACTACATATAAGCCAGGTGAAGGTTATGACAAAGGTTTTAATTGTCGCATGAGTGGTGGTGAACTTCCAAATCAAGCAGTCTTTTCTATTGATCCTTATTGGAAGGAATATAAGACTGGTTGGGAAGATGCAGATACAAAGATTATCAACGAAGCCAGAGAAAGAAACTCTTGCACAAAGCCAAAGTGCTGCAAGAAGAAAAACTTTATTCAAGATTAGTGATGTTGTTTGAAAAGTGCTTCAAATTGAGTTTTTGAAGCATTATCAAGCGAAGATACCCAAGGAGAATACTCTTCTTGGGTTATTTTTACCAATTCTCCATTTAATTTAGTATTTTGTCCTAAATTGCGTTCCATTCGAAGAGAAGTTCTTCTTTCTGGCACATCTTGGCCTCTTTCTCTACCAGACCATCCTAATCTTAATTTAGGATCTGATGCTGTTGGGTTGCCAAAATAATAAAATCGTTTTCCTATTTTTCTTACTAAATGTGATGGTCGCGCTTTCAAGTTAGAAAGAATTTGATGTCTCATTGAAATTCGTTGTTCTTTGGTTGCATCTGCTTCTTCAGCATCTAAAGCAGCTTTAAATTCTTCTTCCAATTTTTTACTTTGATGTGTATGAAACATGAATCTTTGACCTGTAACAGGGTGAGGTGTTGATCCCTGCACCCAAGTTGGCATTAAATGTCCATAATTTTTTATAAGATGATCTTTTTGTTCATTGGTAATGCTGTCTTTTAAATTTCCACCCTTTCCTTTTATTTCCAAAGGATGAGTTGTAATTCCATCGTTACCATGTCGTACAAAAAGAGAATCACCTTCTTTTCTTAGTTCATAATCATTCGCATTAGGAGAAGAATGAATTATAGAATGAGATCTATTGATGTATTTTTGCAATTCATTATGATTATCTTTTAACATATGATATGCTTTTGCATGAAAAAGCATTCTTCCTTCAATTTCAGTTTTTTTTCCTTTAGATATTGAAGGATCTGCATATTGAAACATAAGATGTTTCATGTGTCCTATAAATTCTTTGTGAGGATCATCTGGAAAACTTCTTGGAGGAGTATATCCTTTCTTCTGTTCTCTTGCTTTGGATACATCTCCCATTTGTTTGGTGACTTGTCCTAATGTTACTTCAGCAGAATCAGCTTTCGATCCTGCATCAGGACTATCAAATTGATCCGGGTCAACCTCATTTGTTTCAGTCAATAACTCAGAAAAAAAAGATAAGTCAACATCCTCCATGAAGTTTTTTGCAGGATAGTTTATCCAATGCAATTCATGTTCTGCATTCAGTGGATTCAATGACTTGACTGCAATCTTTCCGCCTTTGTTTCTTCGTTGAAATCTTTGCAGATAATTTTTTGTATCGCCTTCTGGAACTTCTTTCCAAGTTCTTGCTGCTTTTAATTGCAAAAACTCTTCTGGGCAGACTTCAAATACTTCGCAGTTGTCAAAATACTTTGGTTGCTTTCTTCTTTGAAGAGGCATTCCAAGTGGTGGATCAAATCCAGAGATACCACCTTGATTGATGTTTCCACCCTGTGCAGGAACACCCAAAGCACCAGCACCACCTCCTGTTGCCATGTCTTCAAGCAGTTCCAAATAACTCAGTTCACCATTTGAATACTGAGTTACAAATCCTTCCACCAAGCAATGAAACTGTTCTTGAGTGATGTCAAAATTTTCTACTTCTTCAGAAAACATTTGAAGAGTTGACAGATAATTTCCAAGTCTTGCTCTTGTCATTCCATAAGGTAATTGATCAAAGATTTTCTTTAATTTTATAACAAGATATTCAAATGGATCAATGCTGCTTTCTGGCTTTAGTACATTTCCCTGTGCATCGATCAGTCCAGCAGAATACGCTGTCAAAGCCGTATAGGGGCTGCTGAGAGCATCAGCCAACTTATAGAAGTAAAAGGAAGGTACTAGATTACCGGGGCGCATCTAGAAATATTTAGTTTTCTGTTTGAGACAGTTTTCTGTCAACTCTGGGATCTGTGTTCAAATCCGTGTATCTTACTTCCGGTGAATTTTTGATGTCAAATTCCAAAAATACAGTGAAAGATTTAAGATAGGAATGTAGTCTTGGTTCTAACTTGAAAAATAAAATTCGGGAACAATTTTGGTCCCCGAATACATTTCTTAAAATTATTAAATGGTTTATTATGAGGCGTTCACGGATTGACTTTAAGGTCTTGTGTTTATGAATCTTTTGCAATAATCTTTTTATGTACTTGACCCGCTTGAGATCATCTACAAACTCATTTTTTCCAGAACATTCTGGATTAAAATAATATCTCTGACAGAATTCTACAAAGTTTTCTTCTGTCAGAGAGTTTATTTTTTCTTGCATCAATAAGTTAGTGTTTGCATCCACAGTCAGAACCCGCCATGTCACTATTATACGAAGAAGAAGCGGCTGGAACAATCATCATTCCGACTTTGCGAAGGCCATTGGGCATCTTTTGGACGGATACTACTAGGTTCAATGAGTGGCCAAGTTTTTCCTTGATTCCATCACCTTGCTTGAAGCCTGTTTTGTTGATGTCATCGTATGGATTTTGGCCGTAAACACCGAGTTGTGGGCTTCCGTATTGGACTAGTTCATATACATTTTCACCATCTCCAACTTTACCACTGCAAGAGAAGTCAAGGCCGAAGTGATTCAACTTCTGCTTTACGATGCCTGTTAGACCATCTGGATCGATGTAATCTCTGTTTGAGAATGTATGAAGCAATGCATTGATTGCATCAATAGAACGAGGAAGTTTTAGATTGAAAGTTCCTTTGTCGGAAAGGGCTGAAACTTTTGCTGCTCCTTGGGGATCTCCAATATAGAGACCACCACCGAAAGTTTGCTCGGGAGCATTTTCTACCAATGTGTTGATTTTTGAAAGTAATTGTTTAAATTTCATGGCTTCTCTTCTATTTAGATTAATTTTTACTGTTTCTATTCTTTATCAACCCAAAAAGATCTGGATTGTAAATTTTGTTCTTCATTGTATTCAAAGCATATTCAGCAATCTCTTCTGTCAATTTTTTCCACTTTCCACCCTTGCCTTTGTAGCATTTTGCAGCCCAAGCATTAGCGTAAGCGCTAGGATAGACATCAAATTTTTGTTTTGCTTGTGCAATACATGATGACCATTTTTTTGGATTCTTTGGCTTGTTCTTGGCTTCTTCAAGAACTTCCGATTCCTTCAACATGGATGACACAGATTGGGAACTCCAAGTCTTGCAGGCCCAATACCGAGCCTTCCAGCGAGGACCGGGATTGGCGCAATTATGGCGAGCACGGAAGTTCTTTCTCCGTGCAGGATCATCTCTCTTGATTTCCATGTTAGGATCACCAAAGTTTACCTTAACTACATTTCCTTTGTCGTTCTTTACATAAACTTTGTATTTTTTGACATCACCACGCATTATCTTATTCAGTTTGACTTTCTTCTTTTCTTCTTCATGAAGCTCAAGCATCTCATCAAATTCATTGTATTCTTGTCCTTCGGTAACATCAACAAAACCCATGGTTGTGTCAGGAGTGAAAGATTCAGTTAGTTCACAACCATATTCATCACTGAAAGTGACTGCATACTTTCCATCTTCTGTGATTTCAACCATGTCTACATTCAAGAAGTCACCATTTTCATTGATGACCAAATCAAAAGGAAGAAGTTCATGTGCTTCGATGGGAGAAAATGTCAACGGAATTACATGGTTTGAATTTTCAACCAAAAAGTAATCAAAGCATTCCTTTACTTCAGTTACTCCAGTCTTGACAAAGATTGGCTTCTTTCCATTCTTGCCTTCGCCTTTCTTTCCTCTTCCTGCCTTGTGTTGGGCTGCACGCTTTCTGCGTACAAAACTGCCGATCTTTTTCTTTCCAAGTTTTTCTGCCTTTTGACGGCTGAGGCAAGCAGCATAGGCTTCACCTTCCTTGGCATCACCGCATTTGCCAACTCGTTCGCCTTTGGTGTTATAGCGATCCCAACCTGGACCACCACCAGCGGATTCCCGATTGAACCATTTTCCCAAACCGGAATCTGAATAAACTTTTTCAGTAATCAACTTTATTTGATTTGATATCATTTCCAGCTGCCTTTTTTCTGCTTTTCACCTTTTTTGTGTCCATTGTCGGATCTATTGGAAGATTTATCTCTGACACGTAAATTATTTATGCCTTTGGAACCACCGCTGCGAAGAGGCTTCTTGTGGTCAATGTCTTTGCCATCCCCACGCTTGGCTCTCCCCTTTTTGATCATCAATTCACGGGCAGCAGTTCTTGCTGCTCTTTCTTTTCTTTGCTTTGGTTTGCCGTGGTAATTCTTGTATTCCTTCTTGTAATCTCTTTCGGCTTCCTCAAGTTGAAGAATGAATGCTTCAAGAATTGAAGGATCCATTTCAATTTTTTCCATTATGGATTTGTAAATTTCTTTGAGAGGAGTGATATTTTCATAGGATTCAAGGAGTACTGAAGGATTGGTTTCAAACAATGCTTGTTCTGAATCCGTGAGAAGTTCTACATTTCTCAAAGCACGAAGAACAAAATTATTTGTCAGTGCTTCTATAAGACAATCATTTATCAAGAGAGCAGATTCCTGCATCATCTGCTGCGCTATTTTTTCATGAGTAATTACAGGAATTTTTATTGTTTTCTTGCCAATGGTGAGATAATTGTATTCAACAGCATTCAAGTCTTTGGGACTGAATCCTGGCAATAAACTTACATTGAAAAGAAAATCTCTATTGTCAACTATGTTAGAAACCATTAATTGAACTGGATCAATGTCCTTGATGTTGACCAAAGCCTGCTTTAGAGATGGCTTTTTGGTTTCCTTTTCTTCCTTGGCTTCAACGACCACTCTATATTTTTTCATTGCTTCTGCAGAAGAAGTCTTTAGCGATCCTATGTTTGATGAATTAATTACATCTTTTGCAGGCTTTACATCAATGTCTGCTTGAGTTGAAATGGCATCAAAGTATTGATCCGACAATGGGAATACACCATTAACCGTAACCAAATGATTCGGAGCCGCCTTTGGATCAACGATTCCATCTCCACGAAGATAATTCTTTAGAATGCTTGAGGCAACGGTTGCTCTGAATGGAGACTTGGCCGAAGACTTGTTTCCTGCCAATATACTCTTACTTCTTTCAAGCCAAAGATTTTGGTAATTGCTCAGTGATGCAAGTGGATTTAAATTTCCCTCTTCGTCAATGACAGGCCCAATATCATTTCCACTGGAATCTTTCAACTTCATTGATTGAAGTTGCTTTGCCATCTCTGGATCCTGCATCAATTGCTGAACCATGTCATCTGGAATCAAAGTCGTTGCAAATTTTTGTGATTCTTGCGAACCAGTTTGCATGAGTTCGGCAAGTCTTGGATCGGATTGAATTGTCTTTGGATTTGACAATGCCTGCATCAAAGCATTTCCGATTAGTCCTCGGAAAGACTTGTTTGATTGATCGAATTGTGTAGTTGACAAAGACATTTCGCCACCAGCAGAAACCTTGAATTTGTAATTTCCACATTCCATGTCAACCGAGCCTTCTGCATTAACCGGCTGTCCACCTGTCTCTACTGTGGAGACAAGATTTTGAATGCACTCTTCGCCAATTTGCGAAAGAATTTTTCTGGCTGTATTGAATGCAGTTCTTGTGAACTCCGTGGCACTTGGTGCGACTGCACTGTAAGTCTGCATCTCTTGATCAGAGGCACCAGCCTTTATCTTTGCCAAGAACATCAAAGCATTCAATACTTGCTGATTGTAAGGCAAACTTGAGATTGGGCTGATTGCATACTTTACCGAAAGCGTTTCAAACGAAACATTGTCGAAGTCCACGTTTGTCGGGGGCTTTCGTGTCATTTTGAAGTATTCTTGGCGCATATCAAGTGGCATTGTTGCCAACTGATCTGCACTCATTTGACTCATGGCTTGAAAGATCTGTTCTTTGGAAAGTCTTTTTGCCTTTGGCTTATTGTCTTCTTTTTTCTCTGCTTTTCCCTTTGAAGAAGGTTTGCCACCTTCTTTCTTTTCCTCTTTTTTAGCCCCACCTTTTTTCTCTGCGGGTTCTTTTTCTTTTACATCACCAAAAAGAAGTTTGGATGCTCTAGTCTGTTCAAATTTTGGATCTTTAGAGATTTGTTGGGCTTCTTCAAGAGTCATTGTATCCTTGCTGACTCTTTCGTGAACTGATTCATTAAACGAATCTTTGAATATTAATTGAATACGACCATCTCTGGTCTTTACGGCAATTACTTCCTTTACCAGTTCCTGCTTTGGCTTCCGGTCACGGGGAATCTGGCGTGATCGTTCTGCACGCTTTCTGGCAGCATCCTTGGCCTTTGCATCGGTGCCAGTGCTTTTGGGGGTGGCTGCTTCTTGTAATTTTTGTAAAAGAGTAATGAAGTTCATCTCAAATTATTTAGCCTTCCGTAGATTCGCCGGGAACCTCAAAAGGATTGTATAATTTTAGATGTTTGTATGTCTTTGCCTTGCCTATGGCCAATTTTCTCAAATTTGCATAGTCTAAGTTGTTGTCTTTGGCAAATTGGGATATGTTTTCAACTTGAATCTGTTGATTTGTACGTATGTCCACAAAAGTCGTAGACATGGTTATTTGAATCTTTTTCTTCTTTGGTTTTTTAATTCTTTTCTTTGGGCCTTCTTGTTTCTGGACTGCACGAATTTCAACTGCTGTCCAACCCTTGTATGTCTTTCTCTTTCCATTCATCAACTCACAAATTTTTACGCAAGAAAGTCCATGCTTTGCACCAAATTCAGTCATGTTGGTGAAGAATACTTTTTCCCCGGTATCTGCTCTCTTCAACCAATATCCATTATGTTCTTCTATTGGGCTCTTCCAAATCCAATATCTTCCTTCTTGGAGGAAAAATCCTCCGTTCTTTTGAACAAACAAGGCTCGCAATTTTGCGGCCTTGGAGTTATCATTCATCTGCATCCAAAGTTTTGTGCCTTTGGTGTTTACCTGATCCTCAAGTGTCTTCTGTTCTTGGTACATCGTGGGCTTCCTTATATCGTTTTATGAGATTCGATAAGTGTCTAACATATTTAAGAGGCTGGCCACTGAAGACTTGGCGAAGACCATCTTCACACGCAATTAAGATTGCAAAATTGTCAATTCTTACTCCTGTTCTTTCTTGGAACATGAGTGCATACGCAGTGGCTTGTGCAAAGTAATTGTCGATGTCCTCTTCTCGTTTTTCTTTTGTGCTGGCCTTGAAATCTATTATGGAGAGTTTTCCGTCGTATTCTGCAATACAATCGACTCTTCCGGCCAACCCTATTGTCTTTGAAAACAATGGAGTTTCCAAAGCAATGATGTTGTCTATCTTGTCTATTTCTGGCTTGATCAATGAAAATAATGATTTTTGCATTGAATGCATATTTTCATAATCTAAGTTTTCATTATTCAAATAAGTTTCAAGAAGTTTGTGAAACTTTGTTCCCCGTGAAGTGACTCTTTTGCTTTCCTCGGGATTCTTGGATCTCCACTCGCTGAAAAACTTTTGTTTTTCCCAACCAACAACTGTGGTGACACTTGGAAAAATGCCATCGGGAGTCTTGTAAAAACGTGATCCGTTATGAGTTACTTCTTCAAGTTTCCAAGAAATGTCAATAGGTTTGTGTGTAAATGTTTTTATATTCACTAGATACGACTTTATGTAATTATAACACAGAATTAAGATGGAGCAATTCTTAAATATCTTGAATATTTACCACCCCAAGAATCTGCTGTCAAATCAATTCCTAATTTTTCCTGAGCACCCTTGCCACCAACTCCCATTCCACCTTTATCGGATGGGATTCCGGGTACTCCTCCTCCTTTACCCCCCTCACCACCTCTTCTTTGAGGAACCATAGGTGGTTTATTAGGTGGATAATTAATTCTGCTTTGACCCCATTGATTGAATGTATTAACAACTGAAGTGGCTGCAGTTGACAAAGAAGTAGCCAAAGCACTTACAGTTGAACTTGTAGTTTCTTTACTGGTATCTTCAGTCTTTCTTTGTGTTGTTTCTTCTGCTCTATCTGTAGCCTTTTGAACTGTATCTTCTGCTGCTTTTTCTGCTTCTTTGGCAACATCTTTTGCAGCCTCTTCTGCTTCTTTTGCAGTTTCTGTTGCCTTTGTTGCGTCTGTTACTTGTGTTGTTTCTGGTGCCTTTTGTGCTTCTTTGGAAGCCTCTTGTGCTTTTTGTGCTTGTTTGACAGTATCTGCCATTTGTTTGGGTAGCACCAAATCCATGGCACTTAGTTGTGTTGGAGTACGAGCAGCAGGAACTTCTCCAGAGACAGAACCACCACTAGGTCTTGATGAGACTCGTCCACTTACTCCAGGTTCTACAACGATTTTTGGAGCAGTTTCTGCCCATGCAGGCATTCTTGAGACTTCTGCTGCAACTGGTGGTAGTCCCCTTGGTGTAACGGGGGCTTCTGCGGCTGCAATTGCTCCGGGAATTCCCATGACTGTGCCAGCAACTCTTCCTGCTGAAGGTGGTTCTGTTGTTGGTTTTACAGAAAATTCTGCAGCACTTGGTACGCTCAATGGTTTCTGTACATTAGGCAATCTTCCTCCAGCAGGTGTTACTGGTGGACTAGGAAGACCGGGAGTTGTACGAATTTCAGGTTTATTGGCTCCCAATTCAGCACCAACTTCTATTGGTTTTGGAGACATTCTTTCAGCTCTTATTTTTTCTAATGAAAATTCAAGAGGATTTGTAATCATTTTTACAATATCTGAAACAACTGATGCTTTAGTTTGTTGTGCTTCAGGTACTGGTGTTTCACTTGGAAGTTGTAGAGGTGGCTTTGGTTCACTTGGTCTTCGTCCTTCCATACCACGAAGATTGATTCCTTCGGGTCTACCAGAAATTCTTTGACCACCGGGAACCTGTACTTGACCTCTTTCACCAACCAATTCAAAAGTCATTTCACCATATTTTCCGCGAACCATTCTTACTCTTGGTTTTACATCAGTCATTGGTTCCATTTTTGGAGCAAATGGTTTTGCTTGGGGAGCTTCAAATTTAGTTTCGGGTGGTTTTGGTCCTGCTGCTCTTGCTGGTTCTGGTTTCAAAGACATCTCACCCCGTGTAGATGGAAGCATACCAGAAGGAACTCGGGCTCTTCCAGCAGCACCGACAGTTCCAAACACACCACGGCCTGCAGAAAAAGTAGGAAGACCAGCAACCAATGATGGAGCCAATCTTCCAAGGGTTTCTTCCCAACTTGTTACCGAAAGACCTTTTGCTGCTCGTTCTCTTTCTTGAGCAACATCAATAGCAGTCCCCGCAGCCAAACCAGTTGCCAAAGCAGCACTTGGTATTGCAGACACTGCTTTGGCGGCTGTCTTTGCTCCAGCTCTTTCTAGGGCACCAGCTACAGGCTTAAGTAGTAACTGAGTTCCCCTATGTGCAACACCTATTGGTAATCCCATTGCAAATGCGGCTTTTATATTTTCAGGATCTTTGGATGCTTCAATTGTTTTAGTGACAAATTTTTCCCAAGAACCAGCATCTTTGAAAGACTTGTGGGCGGGGGTTACTATTTGAAAGCCTACTCTATTTCCACCATCTTCGGTTGGCCCTTGTCCTGCTTGTTGAGCAGCAGCCAAACCTTCCAATGCTTCAGATGAAAGATTTGGCTGATGTTCATAGAATGTTCCTCTTTGGCTAACAACAAGAGGACTTGTCAAACTTCCAGCCAATCTTACATAATCTTCTTCAGGAAGCACATCTGAAAGTTCAGGATGCTTAAATACAACAGCCTTCAAAGCCTGATCTCTCACCATTTCATCTGAAATTTTTTCAGCGCCTTTTAAATATTCCTTACGCATTTCAGGCGGCATTGCAGCAAGATTTTTTTCCTCTTGTGCTTTTCTTAAAAGAGTTTCTTTCTTTAATTCTTTTTCAAACCTTGCCTGAAGTTCTGACATTTGTTTTTCAGACATCGATGCTTCTTGTCCTGCAGCCACTCGCCATGGTTGCTGCATTGCAGCAGAAGCCTCAGATTGTCTGTAAACATTTGGTTCCTTGTCTTCTTTTTCAGAAAGAAGTTGTTCAAGCAACTTGACTTTATTCTGTAATTGAATTGCTCTATTGCGATAGAGATTTGTCAGTTGATCCATATTAGATCCTGTAAGTTTTTGGAGCTGTTTGAGAGGCAGATGCTGTTCTTGTTCCCCCCATTGTAGGAGATGTAGAAATTCTATTGCTTGCTTGAGGTAAGGGGACTGCTGGTGGTGGTTCTATAGCAAGAGATCTTTCTTTTTCTGCTTTACGTCTTGCTTGTTCGGCTTTCCACGCCTCACCAATTCCAGGATATTCTCCTTTATCGGGTCTAAATCCGGGAGGAAGTTTTTTCCCAGATTGTCTTTGTTCTTCAGTCCATCTACGAATAAAACTCTTTGGAATCGATGCTGTATAAGGTACACCATCAGTTACTGAACTTGGATCGACAACCCTATCAAAAGATTGATCATATTCAAATTGTGCTTGATCTACACGACGATCTGCTTGACCTTGCAATCTAGCAAGTTCTGCATTTTGCCCTCTATACATTCTGTTAAAATCTGTTGCCGTTTGATCATATTCTCTTGCAGTCGGAGAAACACGGAATGCAGAACGATTGCTGGCAGCACGAACTAGCATTGCAGAATCTTCTGGACTTCTTGCATCATAATCTCTTCCGTATTGTGCTTTGAATTGTCCATAGGTCATATTTGTACCTTGGATTATTTCATCTTGCATTTTTGCATATCGTTCAGCAGCAAGTTGTTTCTCATATGCTTTTTGTTCTGCTGCTTTGGCTTCTGCTTCTGATTTTACTTTAGTTTGTGTTTGAGCCACAAGATCAGCCTGAGAACGACCTAAAGTTCTATCTAAAACATCTTGTGCAGATGGAACGCTGGATGCTCTATTTCCACCATCTGGCATTGGACCTTGTGCTGCCTGTTGTGCTGCAGAAGAAAAACGATTTAATCTTTCTTTTACTTTTCCTTCAAGACCCGCAGTTGCAACTGAACCTTGTGTCATTGATTTCAACAAACTTATTTCAGCTGTCTCGGAAGCAGTTAATGAACTTGGATCCTTTCCAGAAAGTTCTTGAAGTCTTGAGGCAACTTTATCTGCTTGTTTGTTTTGTCTGAAATCTCTTAATTTTGCTCTATTGGCTGGAGTATCCAAAGGCATGGTTGGATCATTAGGATCCATGTCCAACCCCGGTGCTTGTTGTGTTGTTACTAGTGGCATAATTCCACCTGGAACAGGAACATTTGCACCTACGGCAACTGTTTGTTTTGGTTGTGCTTCATTATACTCAAAAGCCTCATCTTCTGCTCTGCGTCTGCGACTTGCTGCCAAATTTTGTGCTCTTTTTGCTTCTAGTTCTTGTTGAGCAGCAACATTTCGTGCATATGCTTCTGGGTTTCTTTCACGCCATGATCCACCACCACCTCCACCGCCACCACCCATAACACCAGCACCACCGGGACCACCAACAGACCCACCACCACGATTCGATTGACCAAAAGATGTGGCCTGTTGTTCGGTGATCATTTTTCCAACGCTAAAATCATTTACATTTTTATTCTTTGTGTAGGCTACACAATTTGTGTTGTAGCCTTTTTGAGCATCTACATTTTGTGCAATAAATTTTGAACCTACATTCACAGCCTCTGAATGTCTATCAAAGGTCTTTTGTACGTAAGAATTATTTTGCTCTAGTACGTTTTTTATGCTATCCTTTAGACTTGATGAAGGAGCTGAGGTCTTTGGTTCATGTTTTTTGGTCATGAAATCCTTGACTTCCCAATAAAATTTTCTATCTTTATTATTATCCATGGCTGTAAAATATTTAGATTTTCATAAATACTTAAAAGGTATGACTAAGCAGGTTCTCTTGCTCAATCAAGACAATACACCGCTGAATATCATTACCGTTGGAAAAGCCTTTAAGTTAATGTCCAAAGACAAGGTTTGGATCGATGAAACTTCTCCTGAATATTATGAAGTGGTATCTGTCAGCAAAATTGTCAAGATTCCCAAAATTTTGATTCTCAAGTATTATGTGAAATTGCCTTTTAAAAAGGTTGTTGCAAATCGCAAAAACATCTTTAGAAGAGACAGTTATGTCTGTCAATATTGTGGAATTGATCTATGTGAAAAGACAGCCACGGTTGACCATGTAGTTCCAAGATCAAAGGGCGGTGGATCCACGTGGGTCAATATGGTCACATCATGTAAAGATTGCAATACAACCAAGGGAAACAGAACTCCCAAGGAAGCCAAGATGCAGTTGAAAAACAAGCCAAAGGAACCTTCTTACGGATTCCTGTTTGACCACATGCTAATTACTTTTAGGAACAAAAACAATGCCTAATTATTCATTCGAATGCGGTGCCTGTAAACATGAATTTGAAGTGTTTCTCAAGATGAGCGAGAACGACCAACCCACAAAGGAAAAATGCCCAAACTGTGGAAAAAAGAAGGTTGCCAAAAATTGGGGTGCCCAAAGAAACTCAATTGCCTTTGATGCAACTCTGACTCCCACCAAAGTTTGTGGAAGTGCATGGAATGAAGTTATTTCAAGAATCAAGGGTTCTGGCCAAGTTCCCAAGAGATTCCATGACCGGCTAGACAATGCTGGCAAAGGATCCGCTGTTCGCTACGTCCGTTAATTTTTGGTAGCCAGCAAAGATTTTAAAATATAATAACTGTCCACAATATCCGTCACAGGATTTGTCAAACTTTTTTGATTAAAAGTAAAGACCAAATCTGTATTTGTTTCTTGGCAGAAGGCTTTATACATTGCCTGTTTATCGGCGTTACCTTTCCCTGTGGCGAGTTTCTTTGCCTTGGACGGCTCTATGATGGTCACGGGAACCCCGGCCTTATAGAGCTTATGCTTGAATATTCCCATATTCTCCGCAAGGTTAAAAACTTTGCCTTTTGAGCCATAAGAATACCCTTCTATGGCAACATCAGAAGCCCCAATACATAAATTTGATGCCCAATCGGATATGCTGTCAAAACGGTCAACATCTGCCACATATTCCTGAAAACTTTCACCATTGATATTCGGCAAAATTTTATCTGCAAACTTTTTAGTGTTTGTCAGATAATAGAAAAAGCAGTTTGAAAATTTAAATTCTTTGCGCTCGTCAAATAGACATAAGCACGGGCAAGTTATTGAGTAGTCAACACCTACAAGCATATAGAACATAGGTATTTATACCTCGCGCAGGGGAGTGTTTCTTGGTTCTCTGTCAAGCATACTTCGAATACTCAAGAGAAAACGCGAGCCCCAACTCCCCTGGCAAAATTATTTATGCCAATAAAAATCCCGGTTTTTCAGTCGCGGGAAAACCGGGAAACCCCACTGCTTTAAGCAGCCATCCGCATTGGTGCGGCTTTTATATTTGCAACTGTTTATTTACGACACTTGTTACCCGTGTCGGGTATCTCCTTCTTCAATACTCTGCACTGATCGATGCCTGTCGGACCCGTGAATGGATCCGGGGAGATTCGAACTCCCGTGTCATATGCATTTCTATCCGAGATCAACAATACCAAAAGCGCGACGAGGGGCCTGCACCCATGCTCAACCACTGCTTGCAAGTCAATGGTCCTAGTCAGCATCACACACTGAACCGCGCATAAAATTATTTAGTGCGAGCTGAAGGATTCGAACCTTCGTAGGCAAATGCCAGCAGATTTACAGTCTGCCCTCGTTGACCGCTTGAGTAAACTCGCCAAAGCCACCTGTGGGATTCGAACCCGCAACCTCTGCTTTACAAAAGCAAGGCTCTACCGTTGAGCTAAAGTGGCACTCAAACTCCTCCGACTGGAATCGAACCAGTGACATGGAAGTTAACAGCTTCCCGCTCTACCTACTGAGCTACAGAGGATTGTTTTTTAAACTATCTGACAACCTCCTGCAGAACATGCAAATTCCTTTGCTGCCTCTGTGTTGTCCTGTGATTCATACTTTGAAAGTTCCTTAAAGTTCACTTTAATCTTGGGATGTTCATTGTATGCTGCTGCGTCAATCTGCTCAAACGGGGCCTGAGCATATGTGTGATTGTCGCCACCGGGCAAGAATGAAATTCCTGTTGCTACATCAAAGTTTTCCCACAACCATTGACCAACTTCAAGGAACTCGCTGTCACGGTAGTTTACGGTTACAGAAGGCTTGTGTTGGCAATAATGTTCTTGGTATGTCTTCCAAAGATCCAAGTGATCTAATGCACGGAGATCTTCAGTAGTTACTGTGCCACGTGGAGCCTTCATTGCAAATGTGAAGACCGCAGTATTGTTTGGATTGATTACATCATCCTCACAAGGAACTCCTTGATCTTTCATCAGTTGATAGATTGGATCCTTCTTGTCAATGCGAACTCTGCGATAATAATAATCTGCGTATCTTGGGTGAAGACCTGATGCAGAATCTACCAAGCAAGAAGTAGTTCCCTCTGGCTTGACGCAAGTGATTGACTTGCTTGGATTGATTCCCAACTTCTCTGCCCATTCCAGATTGGTTGCGGTGGCATGATCTCTGAGTGATTCAAGCAAACGAATAAGTTTTGGCTTGCCTTCAAGACCACTGGTTAACTTGTTGTCATAGATACCAGTCATGCTGACACCAAGAAGTCTCTCGTCTTCGCAGTTCTTCTTCCACTCAGGGCGAAGATATGGGAATTTAGTAAATGTAGATTGAACAGTGCCAATGATCGTGGCCATCTCAATCTTTTTCTTCAGTGTTGCTGCTGTGTCATCTGGACGAACAACAACGGTTGAAAGATTGCAGAACTCAAATGGCTTCAGAATGATCTCCGAGCATGGATTGGTTCCGTACTCGCAATCAAGATCACGGCCCCATTTGGCTGCTTGCTCTTGGAGAGCCTTGCGATTGATCATTCCTCGCTCACCACTATGGCTGTTGTAAAGCGAAGTCCATTCCTCAAGGAATTGACCCATGGGTGGGCGACCACGGTAAACTGCAGAGTTGTTGGCATAAGAACGGAAACCAGCCTGCTCCCACCATGCTCCGCTCTTGCATAGAGCCATCTCACGATCAGAAAGATCGCTGAGTGAAATCATGGCAGAACGACGAACTCCACCTACTATAACAGCATTAGCAATAGCACAGCAAATATCGTGACATTCCAAAGCGGTAAGTCGTCTTCCTTGTGCTGCATAGAATACCTTTACTATTAACTTAAAGAGATTATCAAGAGGAGCAGGGCCACTAGCGCGACCGCCAAAAGTCTTAAGTCTAGCTCCAGCGGGTCTGATCCCGGACAAATCCCATTTAACGTGACGACCCGAATACAGATGTCGTAGAATTTCCTTGAGAGCGTTTCCCCAACCTTCTTTAGAATCTTCAACTTTGACAACAACATTAAAATCCTTTTCTATCTTACTAGCGACATTTGGTAGTTTGTCAGTGTATTGTCGCTCAACACTGTAGCCAACACCTGTTCCATTCATTAGAATGACAAACAGTTCTGCAAATGATTCAACTGAATCAATTGGCAAATATGAGCAGTTGTAAAGACAGGTGTTGTCATGATCAAGCGCAGGACCAGCAGTCATCAGACTTCTCATTGAAGGAAGAACTTCAAGATTTAAAATTGCTTTCTTGATGTCTGGACGCTCCGCTAGAGCAGGAACCTTGTCCGTGAAATAATTCCACCATCTATCGACACATTCATCCCAAGTTTCTCTACGATTTTCTGATGGAAGCCATCTTGAATAGCGCGAGATGAAAATAAACGATTGGAATGGTGATAAAATTTCTGGCATAATTGGCCTTTCTTTATTGGTGTCTTTATTTAGTTGTTAGAGTTTGCCACGAAACTGGGAAAAGTGGAGCAATTATTTTGTCAATTGCTTTTGCATATTCTTGAATTTCCCATTGTGCGTGAGCATCAATTCTTAAATTATAAATACGGGCAAATGCGTACATTGAACCTGTCCAAACAAATTCCGTATATGTGCCCTGCGGCAATATGGAACGGGCTTGTTCTGGTGCAACTCCATCTGCAAGAAGATCATTGTAAAGTTTTAAACATTCATTTGCAACAGATTCATATTCCTGTCGCATACGAATACAGAGATCCATATCTTCAATTCTTCCGCTGCTTCCTTGCTTTGCACCATTGGTAGGCGCAGATCTCCAAAGAGGAATATAAATTTCTGGCTCAAATGTCACATATCGACGGCTGACTTCATTCATGGTCAGACCAATCTGATGCTTACCTAGTTGGGCACGAACAAAGATTGGACATTTCACTCGCACAGAAATAGTGGCATGGCAAAATGGAGTGAAATGATTATGCTTTGCAAGATACTTGATAAGTTTTGCATCCTTTTCAGGAAGAGTTTGAATGGGAACATGACTGTCAGCATAATCCCAAGAACTTTCCTTGTTGAAGGAAACTCTTGCAGCATTGACAATACTAAGATCCGAACCCATCCAATCAATCAACTGAACATGTCCGTGGTCAAGAACCTTTATATCAGTCGGACGCACGCTTTGTGTCATCTGTGTCATCTTCAAGTTCATCCTTATCAACAAGTTCAACAGTCACACCGGGAATCTTGGTAAAGTCGGCGGCATACTCCCGTGCTTTTCCCCAAAGTTCAGGATTCATTTCTTTTACATACTCACCAAATCTTTGAACAAAGGTGAGATAGGCTTCACTTGCCTTGAGAATTTCTTCTTCGGTCATGTCCTCATTATCGTCTTTCATTTAAACCTTCTTCCAGTAAGTATACTTCATTTTTGCGACAAGTCCAGTATATACATTGTTGATTATTAACTTCATGGTTGTATTGATTCCATAAGCCAATACCATGTCGTTTATATCTTTTTTGTCTATTTCAGATGGCCAGATTACTACATTTCGTCCAGCCTCTATGTACTTTCCTATCAAACCAACAATTTCTAAGTTTCTTGGTTCGTTGTCAAAGATGAACACGACCTTTGACTTCTTCAATTTATCAGGCAATTCAGCCAACCAACCAGCACCCTGCATTGCTACTCCATTTGGAATGAACATGGAGTCTATTGGACCTTCAGTAACATACACGGTTTCCCGTGGCTCTATCTTATCTAGGTTGTACCAAAGGCGTTCTTCGCCTTCTCGCTTCAAAGTGATATAACGGATCGCTTGGCCAGTTGGGTCAAGAGAGCGGCCTTGAACTCCGATAAGCTCCCCAGAATCATTATAGAATGGTATGACGAGTCTGTCTTCCTTGGTCCCATCACGGTCAAAGGATTGCATGACTTTTTCAAAGTTATTGCAATAATAAAAGTTGCAATACTTTTCCTTGGGGATTTCACGGGACTTAACATATTTTATCGCCTTGTGGTCAGCATTGAGTAAGTCAAGCCTTGTTCCGAGATCAGTAAACACTGGTTGGCGGGCAACTTCCTGTTTCGGTTCAACTTCTCTTGGATGCGAATCTTTAAATTTTTCAAATGCATATTCTTTTGCGAGCGTTGGGCTAATAGTTTCAAGTACAGAATATACATTGCAAGAAAAACCGCAATTGTGGCATTTGTAAACATAATGGCCTTTGTGCTCAAAGAAGTATCCCCTTGTCTTGGACTTGTTCTTCTGTGAGTCGCCACACTTGAAACACCTGCATGTGGCTAGAGTATCTTTCTTCCACTTAAACTTCTCAAGTGAACCAGATACCAAATTGACAAACTTCTTATCAATATATAGCGTCATTTGGCTTCTTCAAAAGTCCAGTTGATTGCCTTGTTTCTCTTCTTTCCAAATTTTGGATTGAATCCTTGGCCATCAGAACCGGATCCAAACCCTTCTTCTTCGGTCTGGTTTGAGTTCACCAAATCTGAATTTGTATTGTCAACATCATAGAACTTCATCTTTGACTTGTTTACGCCCACCAAGAACTTTCTATTCTTGGTTGTATCATTGCCACGATTCTTCAATTGTTTGACCATCAGTTGGCCAGCCTCTGCAAGTTCCTCATTCTCAATAAGAGCAAAGAAGAAGTCCGCAGTCTGTGGAAGACCAAAACTCTCTGACGTATCAGTCATTTCCATGTCGCTGCTCTTGGCACCTTCACGATTGACCTGTGTTGCAGTCCACAGAGGAATATTGAATTGCTTGGCCATACCACGAAGTTCTTCTGCAATACCCTTGACATAAGTATAACTGTTCATTCCGTTGCCAAGTTTAAACCTGGCACATGAACAGATATTCAGATAATCAACAAAAATTACATCTGGCGTGAACTTCTTCTTGATTTTTAATTCTTCAATGAGATTTCGGAAGTGAGTCACATTCGCTGCAGCAGTTGGATACTCCTTTATAATGAGTTTGCCTTTGCAGGTCTTCTTCAAGTTATCAACCTTAGCTTCATACTGATCTTGAGCCATCTGCTCAAGAATGTGCATGTCGCTGTCCAACAGATTGGCATCGATGCGCTTTGCAATCTCTTCTTCTGCCATCTCAAGAGTAATGTATAGCACATTTAGATTCTGAGATAGGCATGCTGCTGCATGGTGGCACAGGAAAGCGCTTTTTCCTACGCCGGATGCTGCCATGACTACATTAAGAGTTTTCTTGCGAGTTCCACCACGGGTGATCTTGTTGAACATCTCAAGATCAAATGGCACCTTTTCTTCTACCCTGTGATAATATTCATATCGCTCATCAACATCTTCCAAAAAGTCATGGCCAACTCTAGTATCAAAAGATACAGAAAGAGCCTTTGACATGATTTCAGGAATAGCATTCTGAGTTCTTTCCTTGTCCTTGCCTTCAATAATCCCAATGGATGCCATGATGCCATTGTATATTGCCTTTTCCTTGCAGAACTTTTCTGTTTGCTCAACCAGCCATGCTGTGTCTGACTTCTCACCCTCTTTGTACATCTCATCCGTGATCGACGTACATTTCTTGAATTCAACTTCACTCAAAGACTTTTCATCTCCGAGTGAAATTAGAACAGCATCCTTTGTTGGTATGTTGTTATACTTGAGAATGAACTTGCCAACAATCCCGAAGATTATCTTTTCGGACTTGTCGTGAAAATATTCCTCTTGGAGGAATGGGACAACTTTGCGAGCATAGTCCTCATTGAGGACCAAGTTCTTTAGAATTACTGATTCCATGTTTTAATTATACTCTTGGTATGGGAAATGTCCACCATTAATCTTGGTGAACATCGTCCTCAAGATCAACGGGTTCCTGTTCAATTCCCTCTTCGACAATCTGT